TACGAATCTTACTTTTCTTTGTTTCTGTCATTTTTACTGACTCCGCTTTATTTGGAAGACCTTTGTGTTTTGTTCCGGCATATTTTTCAAGTTCTTTTTCTGACATAGAAGCTGCAACTTGTTTTACATTCTTACTTACTTTTGAAGCAGGAACTTCCCCACGTTTGTAGGCAAGAACAAGTCCCATAAATTTCTGTTGTTGTTTACTAACTGCAGGCATCATTTACTCCTATCAAAATATACATTCACATACATCGCCAATTTCACAAATAATCTTTGTGATGTTCTCGTTTATACGTTGAAGTTTAGGGTCAATCTTAGCAATAGTCTTGAGGTCAACACCTTCTTTGATTAGACCTTCACCAACAACTTGACCAGCACCGGCAGGGTACATAAATGCACCATGAGTAGATGGATTTGATACAAAGTCCCAACCAATCAACTCAAAGTCATCTTGGACTTCGACCGTTGTTTCATTTATTTCTTTCACCGAACCCATACCACGGGATGATATACCAAGACGAATTCCAGCTTGTAGAAGGTTCTTTAGAATGTTTCCTGAAGGAGTGGGGAGGATTTCTACTTTACCAACAACATCATCACCGTCCCAATTTACATCAAGAACGTTATGACAAACATTACGAAGATTGATAACAGATGAATCGGGGTGGTCTAACTCACCGAGAGCACGATTTTCTTTGATTTGTGTTTTCTTGTAATTGGCAACTTCACGCATAAGAATCTTTTTTGGATAAACACGTCCATTTTGATTCTTTGCCTCTGCACGTTGAAGAACACCCGATACGATAAGTTTACCACCGTTATCTGATGATTCGTTCAATTGACGTGGGGTTGCTGAAAAAAGTATTGTGTCTACAAGTAAATGTTTCATTATTAGGCACCCAATTCGTTTATTTTCTTACCAATTCTGTTTAGTCTTTCACCGATTTTTACGAGACGACTATGTGATGAACGCCAAAGGGTTCTTTGGTCTACTGCCATTTCTGTCTTTAGACGAAGAGCGTGTCCAACAGCACGTTCTACACGAAGAAGAGATTGGTTCAATTCTTTAATAGAAGTGTTTATCTTTTCACTTGTTGTTTTTGTTTTATCACCACGGTACTCTTTATATGATGCTTCGTGAAGAGCTTTCATTGCCATCTTATAAACAGACTCACTCTTTGTGAAAGAGTTTGCATATTGTTCTTTGGATATTGAATTTCTTCTCTTTTGTTTTGGTACAACTTTATATCCAAATTGTTCTGCATTGTCTTTTGTTTTTGCATCAAAAGATTCTTTGCCTTCTCCATCTTGGGGAGAAAATGCCTTTGGTGTGTCATATCCAGCAACCATGCTAGTGGTACTAGTTTCATTCATTTCATCTCTGAACTTCTTATATGATTCAGATTCTTTTAGGTTTTTTATGAATTTTTCTATGTTCATATTACTTTGCCACTTGATTACGAATTAGTACATAAACCGTTCCACTATCGACCTTTACACTCCTCAAAGAAAAGTCATAAATACGAATACTACCTTGTCCTAGAATACCGAGTGGAATATCACCACCGAGTGAAAGAGACGCCGTACCAACGGAACCAGTCGGAACTATCAAACCACCTACACCAAAATTGGAACCCGTAAATATTGTTGTTCCAGTTGTACATGGTATTACTTTATGAAATTTTCCAGGATGTCCTAGTCTTTCAAACTGACTCAATGTTGGTGCTGGATAATTGTATGGTTGAACTTCTGTTGACATTATTTTATCTCCTTCAAATCATTTACAAGGTCATAGTATCTAAGTAAGGCCGATATATGACTTTCATCAAGATTCTTTATTGTCCCATATTGATTTAGTAAGTCAGAGACTTCTGCCAACTTGATTTTCAAAGTCTTATCTTTTGTTTTCTTTATCTTTTCTTCCAAGAAAATTCGTATCTTTGAAGCTTCACCCTGAACAAATGTCTTCAGGTTATTTGTGTTGCTTACATTGCTGATGTATTCGCGGAGTAAAGATTTTTGGTCTTGTGAAAGTTCGCCATACTTTTTATTGAACTTTTCAACAAGAATTTTATAGGACATAAGACGAATTTCTTTTGGTTCGTCTTTTAGTGATACCGACTCTTCAATAAGTTCTTTCTTGGATTCAGATACCATATTTTCCATAATGGTCATCTTAGAACGAGTAATTTCCACAGGACTATCAAGTTCAGTATATTCAAATATCTTGTAAACAGATGCGAGTAATTTATAGTTTCCGACTTTTGTTTGGAAGAAAGAATTTATATCAAAGTTTTCTGTTATTGACTTGATAAGTTCATATTTCTCTTCACTCAACTTCTTCTTATTGATTTTCTTACGGGCGGTAAGGACTGCTTCAATCAACATTTGTGATTTTGCATCGGTTGGCATCTTCTCTTCACAGAGTGTTTTATACAAACGATACTCCTTTATCATCTCGGTGTTCTTGTTGAAAAATTTCTTCAAGATACCCGTGGCGATAGAGTCGGTACCGGATATGATGTCAGATGTTATTTGACGTGTTAGTAGTTCAAATAACATTCCCGTGTTTCTATACTTTGAATGTTTAATCTTTTTCATCCTTTGTTTACCTGTAATATATTACTCATAAAATAAATATGACCTAAACTCAAATTTCTTCCATTAAATTAGACTCATCAAGTAAATTAGATGTTTCTGTATTTTGTTCCGATGCCGGTTTTAGACTTTCTGAAATAATTGATTTTGTTTTTACTCTACCAAAAGACATAGAGTCCAACATATCACTAATTTCCTTTGTCAAACCATCACGTTTTGTAGATTCAGTTGCCAGAGGAGAATTGCCCTTGTAGTTATGTTTTGGAGAAAGGTTTACATCAAGTGTCTTACCGATGTCTTTCTTACCAAGTGGATCTCTTCCGAATGGACTTCTATCTGTTCCATATGTAGAACCACCTTCTTTTGGTCTACCAGCACCCGGCCATCCACCTTCAGGAACTTCCACATCATTGATTTGTTGAGGTCTCTTACCACCATAAATATTCATAGATGCCAAATCGTGTGGAGTTCCAAATGATTCCTTCGTAATCTTTGGATCATTTCCTTCACTTTCAATTTGTTTCTGACGGAACTGATGTTTGATGTCTTCAATGATTTCATTCTTCTCAAACTCAGCGTCATCTTCCGAAAGATTGAATACATTTGCATAAACATATTTCATTGAGAAAAGACGCTTTTCAATCAGATTTGAAGCAAGGTCTACTCTTTCTTTCCAAAGGGCAATCTTCTCTTGTTCATAGATGATAGAAGGACCGGTAAGAGAAAGTTCAAAGTCAACAAGGTCTGCGTTCTCGTATCCTTGAGCATACAAGTGAACGATAGCAATCTTTGTCAATTCAGAAATAACGATACGTTGGATTCTTTCAATCGTTCTTGCAAAACGAATATCAAGTGTTGCAAGTGTTGCCTTACCTTCGAGTGATTCGTCAAATCCAAGATATGCCTTTGGAACCTTTAGAGCAGCAAATATCTTACTCTTTAGGTATTCAACGTCTTCAATTGCTTGATATTGAAGTCCAGCCAGAGTTTCTATATTAGTACCAGCTTGGCCACCACGAACAGGAAGATAGAAATCTTCAAGAAGGTTTTGCATATTGTAACGAAGATTATATTCACCTGTTCTTTCGTCCATAACAGGTGTCTTCTTCATTGCATTCATTACGTTCTGCATATACTGGTCAACTTCCGCTGGTGGAATATTACCAATATCAATCTTGAAGATTCTCTTTTCAGGAGCTCTCATGATACGGTGAATCAACATCGCATCTTCCATAAGAACAAGTTGCTTGTAAAGTTTACGAGCACCTTCTAACATTGACTTACCATAAGGTAGGAAGTTTGTGTCACCTAAAAGACGGAAGTGTGCAATTTCATAATTTTGAAATTCACCTTTACCAAGTGGGCCTTCGTAAACAAACTTTGTCATATAGATGTGTTCAGGATCTGTTCCTTCATCACGTTGCATTTCATATGGTGAAAGTGGAACAACGTTTGTGATACCGACCTCATCTTTTACATCAAGATAAAGATAATTGTCACCGTACTTACAAAGGTTACGAATCCACGGCCACAGGTTATATTCAATGTTTATAATATCATAGAAAAGATTGTGTAGAATCTTTCTGATGTTGTCATTATCTGAACGAATTGAAAGAACATCACCTGTATCATTTTTCAATGTAGATTCGTCGGCGTAAATATCAAGTGCCGATGATACGATTGCGTCTGTGTCCATTGCCTCGTAGTCTGTGTAAAGGTCAATCTTTGTTGCAGAGAACGAGTTATATTGGTTGTAAACAGAAATAGGAGTTCCGCGAGTTCCGTGTAATCTCCCATAACGATCAATAACTTTTGATGTATGTGGGTTTCCATCTGCTTGATAGCGAGCGGTATCAACTACTTTTAGTCGCTTACCCCCGACGTTACGAACGACCACGTTTGTTGAAAATAGCACACGGAGCCGATCAAATAATGATTTTCGTTCAGCCATTATAACTCTCACTTTCTACATTTGTAGTAAGATATATTACCATTTATCACCTGTTTTTATTGTGTATTAGTCCATAGATATAAATATGGATTAGAATAATCTAACGTCATTTTTTAGAGAAGCCAAGTAAGGTCTTCGTTTGGTTTCTTATCCCCAACGTCCATCGTCCAACCAGAATCGGAAAGTGGATTTCTCATATTCGTTGTACTGATTACCGACGTTGTTTTTCTCATATAGTCCAACGCCAACCTTGTTCGCATCATACCTTCTTGACGTAGTTTGAGTGCGGTATCACGAATCCAAAGTCCCATAGCAAATGACATAACCAAGTCATCGTTATATCCTGTTTGAGCTTCGGCTCTACCACCGTTCCAAACGAATACGAACATTTCTTCAGCTAAACGATTTGACTTGATGACTGGTGCACGTTCTCTGAAGTACATCTCATACTTTGATACCACGAGTGGTCTTGTCTTTGATGTCATTGAGAATCCCGGCACCATTTGTGATTTATCTTTGAGGTCATATCCCTTTGGTATATGAACCGATGGGTCTGTATAACCATCTTCTTTGTATGTGTAGTAAAGGTTTGGATAACCACGGTCAATTATTTGTTGGATTACAGCCCAACCGATAGTCGCATTTTCAACTACAAGTAAGGCATCGTTGTATTCGGTTGCCAAAGATACAAGAAGATTTCCGTAAGATTTTGTATCTAACTTACCACGGTATTCTGCGACTTGTTCAATGTTTTCTATGTCCATAATGTGAAAGGCAGAATAATCCTTACCATCACCACGGGCAACGTCAGCACATATCATATATGTCTTATTAGGGTCAGGG